AACGAATATCTGAACGCCGAGGATAAATCTATATATTGGACATTGCAGCCGGGAGATACAATCATAAAAGGCAACATAACCTATGAAGCTATAAAATCCAGTAAGGAATTTGAACAGTTTGACGATTGCCATAAAATCACTAAGGTTGATAACAAACTATTCAACAGCAGTATGGCTCATTGGGAGGTCGGTGCAAAGTGAAAATAGAAACACCGAGAGGAACAATAATAAAGACTACAAACGGCAAAGCGGAACTTAAATGGAATCCTAACTTTACGGATAAATGGCAGGGTCGATATTCAAGGGCTCAGATGTTTGTCGATAGCGAGGTTTTGAGACTGTCTGATCCTTACATTCCTATGCAGAGTGGCATGCTTAAGAAAAGCGGCATCCTTGGCACAACAATTGGTAGTGGTGAGGTAGTATGGAATGCTCCATATTCGAAATATCTGTATTATGGCAAGGTAATGGTTGGCAGAGCTCCGAAGGTAGTTACAACTAAAAATCTCACTTATCGTGGAGCCCCTATGCGTGGTGCGTTTTGGTTTGAAAGAATGAAGAAAGATAAAGGCAAGCAGATACTTGATAAAGCTGCATTGATTGCCGGAGGTGGTAAATGAGTATAATTAAATCATTACAGGATTATCTTGAAACGTTTGACGGAATGGATATGCAGCCATTGACTGTAAAAACTGATATGGCTGATGAAGCGGTGTCAAGTTACAGCATTGCACCTTCTGGGAATGGCAAAATCAACTCTGATATTTTAGGAAACAGAACATATCAAAATAATTACGTGTTTTATGCTCGAGAAGCTGCTTCTGATGAAATAGACAGGCAGGAGAATTACGACTTTTTAGAAGGGTTTTCCGAATGGTTGGAAGAACAAAATGAAGAAAGTAATCTGCCGGAATTGCCAACAGGTTATAAGGCAGAAGAATTAAGAGTATCAAATATAATGCTGTTTGATGTGAACGAGGACGGCACCGGGTTATACCAAGTACAACTACAATTAGAATTTAGAAAAGAAAGGAAGATGATAACATGAGCATAACAGGAAACGGTTATATAAAACGTGAAGAGTTTTTGACATTTGCGGATGTTGCTTCTGCTGCAGGTTCTCCTGAATGGGAGCTTATAGGCGATAAAGTCGAGGACATGTCTCTTGAGATGAATCCCAATGTAGAGACAGTAACAGACATTACCGGAAACACGACAACCACGCTTGATAAATATGAGGTACAAACTTCTGTATCGCCGATGAGAGCAAGGAGAGAAAGTAAGTTGTTTGCTCTCTTGTATGACATTGTAAAGAACGAAAAAACTCTGTCTGATGTTGAAAGGACATTTCTTTGTGTGAATGTGTTTGACAAGACGGGAGAAGGGACAGAAGCCATATACGCAGCATGGACACAAAAGGGAGTTATCGCAGTACAGAATTATGGCGGTAATACTCAAGGGTTAGATATACCTTTCAATATTCACTGGACAGGAAAAAAGATATACGGAACGTTTGACCCTGCTACAAAAGAGTTTACAGAAGAATAATATACAGCCCTGCTTCGGTAGGGCTTTTAAGCGGAGGAAATTATGAATAATATTAATATAAACACCGGGGAAATAAGGCTGACAATAAATGGTGATGAAAGTAGGGTTATTGTGTTTCACCCAAATGACCTACAGTTTGTAGATAATTTATACAGCCTGCTTGCTGATTTTGAAAACAAAGAAAAAGAATACAAGGAAAAAGAAGCTGAACTTGATAAGAATACCGATGTCAATGCATACGGAATACCAGTAAACTTAAAAGATAAGCTGGAACTTATGAAAGAAGCCTGCGAATATACAAGGGGTAAAATCGACTACGTATTTGGCGAAGGTACAAGTCAAAAGGTATTCGGGAATATGAATACCTTAGATATGTTTGAGCAGTTCTTTGATGGGGTTACGCCTTACATTCAAAAGGTAAGAGACCAGAAGTTAAGCAAATATACTAAAAACAATACAAAGAATGTGATGAGATGATACTTACAGATGGATTGCCGACAGCTATTGTAGTTGATGGCATAGAGTATGATATTAATGCAGATTATCAAACCTGTTTAAAAATAATCATGGCTTTTGAAGATAATGAGCTTACACAGGATGAAAAATACATGCTTTTAGTTGAGTTGTTGTATAAAGAACCTCCTCATCATATTCATGCTGCGATAAAACAAGGAGTTAAATTCTTGGACTGTGGAGACAGTAAAGATGGTTCCGGAGAAAGTGACAGTATAAGGAAATATAGTTTTACCCAAGATGATAAATATATTTACAGGGCTGTTGACGGTGTATTACACGGGCGATTAAGTAAAGGCGATTTTGTTCATTGGTGGGAGTTCGTGCTTGCTTTTATGGAGTTGCCGGAAGATTGTTTCATGAGCCGATTAATTCAATTACGGACACAAAAGGCAAAAGGAAAGCTATCTAAGGAAGAACGAGAGTTGTATTATAAAATCAGAGATATTGTTGACTTGAAGGAAGAATATAGCGTTGAGGAGCAGAAACAGATTAATGAGTTTATGGAGTTGTTGAAATAACCAAGTATTGACATTGTTTTCCTGTATGATATAATTTTAGTATCTTTAATAAGGGGCGGTGATAATTATGTTTTGCTCAAATTGCGGAAAAGAGGCTTCGGGAAACTTTTGTTCAAGCTGTGGTTCTAAGATTGATAATACAGATCAGTACGATTTGAAAGAGAATACAATTGTTAATGGAATGATGGACAGCGATAAGGATGAAAAACAAAAAAAGAGCTATTGGGATAAACTAAAAGAACAAGCTAACGATATTAATAAAAAGAATCAGGAAATAGCTCAAAAGAAGAAGGATGAAAAGCAAGAATTAAAGGGCCGAATAAAACAAATGGATAAAGACAGGGTTGCATATTGTCCTAAATGCTATTCTACGGATTTAACAGCACACAAAAAAGGTTTTGGGGTTGGTAAAGCTGTGGTTGGAGCAGCGGCTGCATCTGTTGTATTTGCTCCTATAGGATTGGTCGCTGGGAACATAGGAGCGAAAAAGGTCAGAGTAACATGCTTAAAATGCGGTCATCAATTTTGGGCTGGACAAAAATAAAATATTTAGAATAAGTCTAAGCACTCGAAAGGGTGCTTTTTTCATGCAAAAAGGCAGGTGATAAAATGGCTGCAGGGTATGATGGTAGCATAAGAATAGATTCAAGAATAGATTCAAAGGGGTTCAATGTTGGCATTAATAGGATGGTTAGTTCGCTTAAAAGATTAGCTGTCGCAGCGGGTATTGCATTCGGAACCAGCGCGATTATTAGTTTTGGAAAAACAGCAGTTAAAGCTACAACAGAATTAACCAATGCAATGACAGGATTAAAAAGCATATTAGACGGTCAAGGCAGAAGTTTTAAAGATGCACAGAAATTTATAAATGAATACGTATCTGATGGCTTAATACCCGCAACAAATGCTATTACAGCATATAAAAATCTTGCTTCAAGAGGGTATACTGATACACAGATTGAACAGGTATTAATAGCCTTAAAAGATAGCGCGGCATTTGGACGTCAAGCGAGTTACAGTTTAGGCGAAGCGGTATCTACTGCTACAGAAGGTTTGAAAAACGAAAATTCTATTCTTGTAGACAACGCAGGAGTAACGAAGAATGTGGCTAAAATGTGGGAAGATTATGCAAAATCTATTGGTACCACTACAAATAATTTAACCAAACAACAGAAAATCCAAGCAGAAATAACCGGAATATTGGAAGAAACGAAATTTCAAACAGGAGATGCAGCAAAGATTGCTAATTCTTATTCAGGAGAAGTGTTAAGACTTGGATTTAATTTCACTAATTTAAAAATTGCTGTAGGTAACGCATTGCTTCCTATAGCTTGGGCTGTACTACCGAGTATAAACGCTATTATTGCAGCACTGACAAGACTTGCAAATGTATTTGCACAAGTCACAACTGCCATATTTGGCAAGCAAGCACAGCAGCAGGATAATATTGCGAAGAGCGGCGTAGATGCTGCTAAGGCTCAAGATAAATTAGCTAAATCTACAAAAGAAGCCGGTAAAGAAGCAAAAAAAGCGACAGCTCCTTTTGATGATTTAAATGTACTGGCAGAAGATACAGCAAGCGCAGCATCTGGAGCCGCAGATGATTTTGATTTAGGTCTTGGAGAAATAACAACGAACGGCGAGATAGGAGCAGGTGTTACGGTAAGCTCAGATGTACAAACAGCAATTGATAAAATATTCAGAATGTTAGAACCGTTAAAATCCTTGAATTTCGACAACCTAAACAATGCTTTTGATAGACTAAAGAAAGCCATTGAACCGATTACACAGACTATATTTGCCGGTCTTGAATGGGCGTATATAAATCTGTTCTTACCGTTATCAAAATGGGTCATCGAGGACATATTGCCTGTGTTTCTTGACTTGCTTTCGGGAGCTCTAAGTATATTAAGTGGTGTAATAGAGGTTTTAAAACCTTTTGCGTTATGGCTATGGGAAAATTTTCTGCAGCCATTGGCAGTGTGGACAGGAGGAATAATAGTTGATGTTCTTGGCTGGATTACTGAAAGGTTAAAAATGATTGGAGAGTGGATAAGCGATAACAAAGTGTTGGTTCAAGATTTTATAATTGTTATCGGAAGTTTTGCAGCGGCATGGCTACTTGTTACAACAGCATTTAAAGCATGGAATGCGGCGACTACGTTATGGAACTCAATAGGAGTTATTGCATCCGCAGTTACGACAGCATTTGGGACAGCAGTAGCATTTTTAACCTCACCCGTTACTCTTGTAGTAATTGCAATAGGTGCTTTGATAGCAATAGTTGTACTTCTAATAAGACACTGGGATGAAGTTAAAGAAGTAGCTTCTAAGTGCTGGGATTGGATAAAGGAGAAATGGAATGTTGCGGGAGAATGGTTTAGAACTACGGTTGTTGAGCCTATAAAGAAATTTTTCTCTGATCTATGGGAAAATATTAAACTAAAAGCATCTGAAGCTTGGGAAGGTATAAAGGCTATATGGCAGAGTGTAAGTGGTTGGTTTAATAATACCGTAATAGTTCCGGTATCAATATTCTTTGCGAATCTTAGAGACAAAATAAAAGATGCGCTTTCTACTGCATGGACTTGGGTAACTGAGATATGGAAAGGCGCAAAGGATTGGTTCAAGAAGATCGGTGAGGATATGTTTAACGGTCTATGGGATGGTTTAAAGAGTGTCTGGGAGAAAATTACTAAGTGGATAACTGATACTGTTGATTGGCTCAAAGACAAATTATCGTTTTGGAAAGATAGTCAAGATAAGATGTCGGGGTCTTCAAGCGGTGGGTCTACATCAGGTTTAAGCGGTGGAGTAAGCTCAAATTATTATAAACAAAAGCAGTCAGAAATTGCAGAAAATAAAGATGAAATATCAGCCATATCTAAAATAAAAGATGTCGATATGGATACCGCGTATAATATGTGGAAAGCGACAAAAATACCTAAACTTGCTACAGGTGCGGTTATCCCGCCAAATAGTGAATTTTTAGCAATCCTTGGAGACCAAAAACGAGGTAGAAATATAGAAGCTCCAGAAAATCTTATAAGACAGATTATAAAAGAGGAATTGAGTGGATTGGAAATGAGTGGTCAAGAATTAACTATAAACTTCGGCGGCAATATGGCACAGTTAATTAGGGTGCTTAAACCCTATATAGATAAGGAAAATAGCAGAGTAGGAACAAAACTCGTTATAGGAGGTGCGCGATGATAAAAATAGATGGAATGACATTTGATGTACCTGTCATAAAACTAAGCCGTAAAGCAGATTTCCTTGACAAATTCGCTAAGCGTACAGAAGATGGAGGACTGCAAAGAAAACTTATAGGAGTTTATTTTAATTATCAATTGCAATTAGGCATTGCAAAGGATAAAAACGAATATAGCAGATTTTGGAATAAGTTAACGGAGCCAGTAGAATTTCATACGGTTGTGGTGCCTGACGCGGATGGAGATTATACTTTCACGGCTTATTTTTCTAATGTAGGCGATGAAATGCTGATAAAAACACAAGAGAGGAATTATTGGCAAAATCTAACTGTAAACTTTACCGCGCAGGTGCCAGCAAGGAGGTAAATCGTGGATACAATAATTAGCTTTGGGCTTGTAGATGCAACAGCAAAGCCGGATAGTACCTTTTTGGCAACAGACAAACAACCCTTTGTGAATCTACAGCAACTTAAAAGAGATGAGTTAGAAATAAAAAGATTTGCAACGCTTGAAAAAGACTATTTTCGTCTTGATGGTACCTTCGAGCTGTTCCCTGATAATCCGGGAGATTATGATTTTGGTTTGTGGTCTGCATCTATGAGTGACGAGAATGGAGAATTTGAAACTTCTGTTGTATTAACTATAGATTTTACAGAACCACATAACAGTTTAGGTCTGACATTTACATTTCATGAGACAACTGGTGACTACTGTAACAGCTTAAATGTAAAGTGGTATGACGCATCCAACGACCTTTTATCTAACATGAATTATGTACCTGACAGTGTGGTATACTTTGCTGATAATGAAATTGAAAATTATCGTAAAATAGTAATTACTTTTTACAGTACAAACAGACCGTATAGGTATTTAAAGCTATCGCAGGTTGACTTCGGACAAATAAAACTGTTTGAGGAAAGAGATCTGATATCTGCGAATGCACTTGAAGAAATAGATCCTATATCATCTGAGTTAAGAATAAATACGCTTGACTTTACTCTGTATTCTGAGAATGCAGAGTTTTCTATTTTAAACCCAGAGGGCATATTTTCGCGATTACAGCAAAGACAACCGTTAAGGGTTTATGAATATTTAGACGGTGTAAAAAAGAACATGGGGACGTATTATCTGGATGAGTGGGAAAATGAGGACGAGTATAATATAAACATGAAAGCCATTGACCTTGTAGGGATAATAGACGGTACTAACTTTCAAGGTGGAACATATAACAATGTTGCTGCAGGAGTGATAATACAACAAATAATGCAATCTGCAAGTGCTGAGTATGAACTTGACAGCAGTTTAGCAAATAAAATACTTTCCGGTATAATTCCGGTATGCACGCACAGAGAAGCATTACAGCAAGTAGTATTTGCAATAGGCGGGATTGTAGATTGTAGCAGAACCCATAAAATTATAATCTATCCTATGCCTACAATTTTAAGTGCACACATAGGAAAAGATAGAAAATTTATAGGGCATAAATTAAAGTTAAAGCCACTCGTGACAGGAGTTGAGGTTATAGCACATAATTACATAAACGGCGAGGACAACCCTAAAATATTCGGTGTATACAACCCTAATTTAACTCCGGGAGACAAGGTTAATATTGTTACCGTAGAAGATGCCACCCTTGTAAGCGATAGCAACGCTTTGGAGGTGGCACAGAGGGTATATGACTACTATCAAATGCGCCATCAGGACGAAGGAGAGGTATTGCTTCAAAATGAGGAATGTGGACAGTTTGTTACTATATACAGCCTAAACGAACAAAAGATACAAGGGATTGTTGAAAAACTTGATATAGACCTTACAGGCGGCTTTATAGCGAATGCTACAATTACCGGAGGTGTTGCGAATGATATTTAAACTTGATTGGACACAGCTAAGTTATTATAATGCCGAGGACCTTACCCGGGTAGAATCAAACGTACAGAGCGTTGCTGATTTGCTTGAGGAAATGGCATATATACCTGAATTGCAAGCAGTAAAAGATGATTGGAATATGCAGAACCTTCCTACTCTTACACAGATAAATAGAATAGAAAGCAACATTGATGCACTCCGGCAAAGTTTTTATACTCCTGTAGGTTGGGAAGATAGAAAGACATGGATTATAGGCATGAAGTTTAACTGGGAAGATGCACTGAGATTTGAGAGAAATTTAAACCTTTTACAACAGCTTATTGGCTTAGTAAAAGACAGTATGAAATATGCCGGTACGTTTGTATCGGGGCAGGAGGTGATATTATAATGGCATTTGTAAAAAGGGATGTAAAAGATAGAGCAGTCGAGCATCCACGGCGGTACAGGCTTATACAGGTTGAACCGGGAATATTTGACCTTGAACCGATTACAGGCGAGGTGATAGAACCCGGAACACTAATAAACAAGGCTTACCTACAACCAATTGAAGAAGCAATTGAAGATATAGAGGATGGCACAACAGTCGTACAAAATGCTTATAGCGCCAACAATGCAGTCATTTCAGACCGCGCAACTAAATTAGCCACACCACGAAACATAAACGGAGTACCTTTTGACGGTACTCAACCTATAACTATAGTAGACAACACAAAAGCGCCAACAAACCACGCATCAACGGGCACAGGGCACGGTGTAGGAACAGGAAGTAACTACGGGCATGTTAAATTAAGTGATAGTACAGGTAGTACAAGCGGAGTAAGCGGGGGAACTGCTGCAACTCCTGCGGCGGTAAAAGTAGTAAAGGACTTGACAGATGGGAAACAAAATAAGTATGTATTTTTAAGAACTTTAAGCATGAATATCGCAACAACAAGAGAAGTGGCTATACCTACAGGGGATTTTAATAACTATAACCAGTTTATATATGTTGTTAGAGGTACAATAAATGCATCCGGTGCTGGCGGAAGCGGTAGATATGTTGACGTTGGAATTGGTCGGTTGAATTCCGTTCTTTTGCGGTTTTGCCGAAGAGATTATACTCAAGATGTACCTTTAGTTGCAACACTAAACGCATCAGCCCCTATATACATTAAGGACGGTCATCTACACTTTATGTTATATGCTAGTGGAACTAACTCGGAAGTATCAGTAAATAACGCATATTTTGCCCTTTCTTATCAGTATTCGAATGATCCAATAACATTATCTGGGATGTTGTATTTAGATATTTATGGTATAGAAACAATATAAGGAGGCGGTAATATGGGTTATAAGAAATACTCACTATTTGTAAATAAATATATAGCTCTATCAAAAAGCATTTGCTACGTTGACTTGACCGATAGTGAAGTTGAAATAACAGAAGAACAATATAATGAAATAAATGAATTTCCGTTGAAGTTAACAATTGACGAAGATGGAAAAGTTATAGGGTGGGAGAAAATAGAAATAGAACCTGATCCTGATGAATTAAAAAGGCAATTACAATCGTCTAAGAATGAAAAAATAGTGGAGACCAAACACCAACTTGCAGAATTTCTAGAGGCTCATCCGCTTCTATACAATGGCGAATATTACTCTGTAACACAGGAAAAACAAGCTTTGTTAACAAGTGCAATAGCAGCATATCAACTTAAGGTACAAGCAGGTGTTCCGGCTCAATTGAAATGGAATACAACAGGAGATATCTGCAGAGAGTTCTCTTTAGAAGAAATTACAGGACTAGTAATTGCAATTACAGATTATGTACAACCTCGAGTAGAACGACAGCAAGAACTTGAGGTACAGATTAGAAATTGTACTACTATCGAAGAGTTGAATAACATAAATATTGACTATGAGGTAATAGAATGAGACAGATAAGTAAAAATATGTTTCTATTTACAGTCGGCGGATTGCTGTATTATTTAATAGAGGTTGTATGGAGAGGATACAGCCATATAAGCATGTTTGCCTTGGGCGGTATCTGTTTTGTGCTGATAGGTCTGATTAACGAATATCTGAGCTGGGAAACTCCGCTTTGGAAGCAGATGTTAATAGCTGCTGTTATAGTAACAGGCATGGAACTTATTGCCGGATTAATTTTAAATGTATGGCTGCAGTTGAATATATGGGATTATAGTAATTTACCGTTTAACTTGTGGGGTCAAATAAGCTTGCAATATAGCGTTATATGGTTTTTGTTATCATTACCGGCTATAATCCTGGATGATTTACTCAGGTGGCAGCTGTTCGGAGAAGAAAAACCGCATTATAAATTTACATGAAGGATCTCTTTGTGAGGTCTTTTTTTAATACAAAAGAGATTGCGGAAATACAAGCAAGTACCGCAGTTTGAGACAAGCATAATTTAAATACATATAATATTATAGGGAGCTTATAAGCTCTCTTTTTTGAAGGGAGATGTAATCATTATGGAAAATGTAAATAATTTTAAAATAGGTATTTTAAGTTTATCAGGTGTAGTTGGCAGTATAATAGCGAATTTCCTTGGAGGTTGGGACATGGCATTACAGACATTAGTGTTATTTATGGCTGTCGATTATATTATGGGGCTTATGGTTGCAGGTATTTTTAAAAAATCACAAAAGTCTGAAACTGGTGCATTAGACAGTAGAGCCGGTTGGAAGGGGCTATTTAAAAAAGGTGTAACGCTAATGATAGTATTGGTTGCCACTCAACTTGATAAAATGACCGGCACAGAAGTTATAAGAGATGCTGTAATAATTGCATATGTAGTAAATGAAGCGATAAGCATAATTGAAAATGCCGGGCTGATGGGTGTACCTATACCAAATATAATTAAACGAACATTAGAACTGCTTAAGAAAAAAGAGGGTGATAAGAATGATTAAGTTTAAATACAATCCTACAAAAAATCAAAGAATAACAAGCGAGTTCGGCAAGAGAGATTTTGCCGGACTTCAATTTCATTCGGGGGTTGATTTGGGTGCTATAACTCCCGGAGTTGAGGGGGACGAACTATATGCTGTTGATGACGGTATTGTTAGGGTGTCAAAGGCGGATAGCGGGAACAAAAACATAGGTTATGGTTATTACATAGTTATAGAGCACGAAGGTTATTGTACTTTATACGCCCATTTGACAAGCTTAGAATTAAAGGTAGGACAAACAGTCAAGGCGGGTGATATCGTTGCTCGCATGGGAAATACGGGCACGAGCACAGCCGCACATTTGCATTTTGAAGTCAGAAATTGTTTGTACAGTGATCCGTACTTTTGGACTAAAGGACAGTATGCCGGGCAATACATTATGTGTGTCAATCCTATAAATTACTTCGCAAAAGAAATGACTGTACAAGAAGCAATTGATATAATACAATCCAAAACAGGCATTGACGAAAACACTGTACAATATTTGCTTTTCTACAAGTATAGCGAACCGTTACTGCTTAAATTGGCAGCAGCTATGAAATAATTTGTAACACATTTATCGTACAAGCATATAATAAGACTATGGTCAGTTTCGTAGACATAGCAATTCGCTTTTTACTTCCCGGGTGTAATGCCCGGGATTTTTTTATTTTCAAAGTACAATCTATAATATAAAAGGGGCGGCGATATTCCCCTGAGCCGACAGGTTCCCGTGACCCCTTACGGGGTTTCGACTGCTACCCGGGCAGCCATCATCAGACGGGGGTTATTCATTTTCGGCGGCAACGAAGTATGGACATTCTTCTTTTTCCATTGCTGTCATTATTGCAATCACATCATTTGCGGCATAGCACCATATCTTTACAACTCCATATCTATTGCGAACATCAAGCATACTCATTTGAGATTCAGGTAATTTCTGTTCCTTGCAATACGGACAATCAAAGCATGCAGAGTGTTTAAAAGAATCATAAGCTGATTTCATGGTTTTCCTCCTCTTTGGTATTGTTAAGCTTGGTATTCTTTAGCCACTTCCAATGGCTCAGAGTATTTTATTCTTTTGGTTTCATTATATGAGCTGTTCCAATTACTAAATAATTCGACAATGGTTTCCTGAGCCTGTACGTCATAGCTGATTATTGCATGTGTAAAACTATCCTTGTATTTATCGTTCAGTCTGTAGATAGTTCCAATTCTAACTGTGTTATTCGCTGTGCGGTATTGTGAATTAGCTCTCTTAAGGTTTTCATTGATGCTTTCTATATCATACATAATTGCCCTTAGCATGGTCATTGCGTCTTGGTTGTCACTGCTTATTTTTCCGTATTTACCACCCATTGTTACTCGAAAATTTCTTACTACTTCTGTAAGTATTGCCGTATTAAGATTTATTGCTTCATGTAATTTTTTCATTCTATTACCTCCTGTTTAAAGTTTTATTTTTATTTCTTAATGTTTATGCTTTAATTATAAAGTATTTAATTTAAAGTGTCAAGTATTATTTTAAAGTTTTCTATTTATTTTTAAAATATTTTATTGACATTTTAAAGTTATTAGTTTAAACTTTCTATAAAGGAGATGATTGGAATGTTTTCTGAAAAAATAGAAATCGCACTAATTAAAGAAAAAACATCTAAAACGGAGCTAGCAAGAAAATTAAACAGTTCCGCTCAAGCTTTATATGAAAAAATGAAGAAGGATAATTTTACAGAAAAGCAAATGATCGAGGTTACAGAAGCCTTAGATGCGGAACTAATTTTAAAGATTAGATTAAAAGACGGGACGGAAATATAA